GTAATCCCTCATGGATTAACTAGCGGTACAGGGCTAATGAACCCATCAATTTTTATTGATGATAAAGGCAACATTCTTGTGAACCTACGCCATGTTAATTACACGCTGTACCACGCAGAAAATGAGCAGAAGTTTCCTAGCCGTTTTGGGCCACTGTCCTACTTGCACCCTGAAAAGGATCGCCGCCTTGTAACGGTCAATTACTTATGCCGCCTCAATGATGATCTTGAAATGACTGACCACGCCAAAGTAGATACATCTGAATTAGATGTTGAGCCTATTTGGGAGTTTGTTGGTGAAGAAGATTGCCGCGTTGTGCAGTGGCTAGATGATTATTACCTAGTGGGAGTGCGTAGAGATACAACCACCAATGGGCAAGGCCGTATGGAGTACAGCCGTATTGAGATTGACTGGGATAACTGGGCAGTCAAAGAGGTCAGGCGTGTGCGCATCAATGCACCTGCTCCTAATGAGTCTTACTGTGAGAAGAATTGGATACCTGTTTTAGATAAGCCGTACCACTTCATCAAATGGACAATGCCAACAGAATTAGTTTATGCAAATCCTATAAGCGGTGAATGTGAACAGGTGTTTGTTAAGCCAACAGCGCCAGCGCCTAAAGACCAGCGTGGATCTAGCCAGGTCATACGGTGGGGCAGTATGTACATCTCAATTACCCATGAAGTAGATTTATTCAAAAACTATTTGAAACAAAAAGATGCAATTTACCGTCACCGTTTAGTCTTATGGGATCAAGAATTAAATGTTGTGGGGCTAAGCAAGGAATTCTCATTCTTAGATGCTCGCGTTGAGTTCTGTGTGGGGGCCGCGGTTCACAAAGGTAACCTTTTGGTGTCTTTTGGTTTTCAGGATAATGCCGCATTTGTCTTGCAAGTACCTGGTGCAGTAGTGGAAGATCTGATTATGGAGGCACTGGCGTATGAGAATTGAGCAATTAGTTGTAGAACTATCTAAAGATCCATTCAATCCAGCGCTTAATTTTGATGTAGCAGTGGAGTATGAGAAGCAAAATCAAACCGCTTCAGCCGTATCTTTCTATTTGCGCACCGCAGAATACGGCCATGAAACACACCCCGCCCTGGTTTATGCGTCACTACTTAAAGCCGCGCATTGTTTTGATGACCAAAATGACCGTCAGGCAACTGTAAGCAATTGTTTATTGCAGGCTGTAGCGTATTTGCCATACCGTCCTGAAGGTTATTTCTTGCTTGCGCAGTTCCATGAACGCTTAGGCCAATGGCAAGAGTGTTACACCTGGGCTTGCATAGGATTACACAATCAACTTAACTCACATCTTCCTGTACATGTTGGCTATGAAGGCCAGTATGTATTGCTGTTTGAAAAGGCAGTAAGTGCCTGGTGGATAGGCCGCAAAGATGAAAGCCTTGAATTGTTACACAAGTTAGACGGCATGAAACTTACCCATGATTATGAAGTTGCAGTTAAAAGCAATTTAGGAAGGCTTACACATGTTGCTCTTTGATGTTGGCGCTAATCGTGGTGATGCAGTAATGGCAGGACTGGCTCAGGGATACCGCGTAATAGCCTTAGAAGCCGCACCACGGGTTTACGGGCAGTTGGTTAAGAACTTTATTTACAACCCTGATGTTGTGCCTCTTAGAATGGCTGTAAGTGACAAAGATGGCGAGCGCTTAAAGTTTTATGAAGCAGATGAAGATGGCCTTAGTACGCTTAACAAAGAATGGCTTACGGCAGATAAAATGCCATACGCAGGAAAACCTCACCGTGAAGTAGAAGTAAACACAATCACTCTTGATGCGCTCGCAGACAAGTATGGCAATCCTGATTTAATCAAGATTGATGTTGAAGGTGCTGAATGGCAAGTAATGAAAGGCATGACACGGCACTACGGTGGAACGCTTTGCTTTGAATGGACATTTGAAACCATTGCTCAACATGAGGATCAATTAGATTATTTGTTTACCCTGGGTTACAGAGAGATGGCCGCGCAATACATTGTGAACCATTTAGAAGAACCGCAAGAGTGGGGAAACATGCAAGTCAATAATGTAGATGAACTACTTGCCTGGCATCAACTTACATCTGATGCGTGGATAGATGGCGGTTGGAAAGTTGCCAATCTACGACCTACCGCAGATGTAGGTATGTTATGGGTTCGTTAAGAAACATCACCAATAATTGTAAATGTATTTGATCCAGTACAAAGAACCGTTGCTGAACTGTATTGAGCGCGCAAAGTAGGCGCTGATGCTGTTGCACCAGTTGATGTAATTGTTACACCTGATCCTTGAGCAAATGGAACTGCGCCTGCACCAATACGCTGAATGTAAATCACATTGCCTGCACTAAATACGCTAGGAGGAACAGTAATTGTTTGTGAAGTAGCAGCGTTCATTGTCACCCATTTATTTACATCACCAGCAACAAGTGTGTATCCAGTTGTTTGTGCATTAAATACTGAGGAAACAGTAGTGCCAGTTACGCCTTGAATACCTTGAGTACCTTGAACGCCTTGAGATCCAGTTAATCCTTGAATACCTGTTAGACCCTGTAAACCTGTTGTTCCCTGCAAGCCTTGTGTTCCCTGAACACCCTGCGTTCCTTGAGAACCAGTTAATCCCTGTGGGCCTTGCACATTTGGGTTAGGTGTAATTGATACTGACATTATGCAATCTCCGATCCAAATGCGTTAAATGAACATGTGCCGTTTGTAGAATAAACCGTAATTACATCTGTTGTTGCCAAAGTAGCGCCGCTTGTGTAAGTAAAAGTAGCAGTTGGGCTAAGGCTAAGGTTGTAAACAATGTAATGCTTATTATCAAGCGCCGCACCTGCGGGGCGAATAGCAACGCGAACTGTGTCGGCTGTTGTTGTGCTTGTATTAACAATGTTAATTGTAGAAACAACTGCTTGAGTTGCACCAGGAACGGTGTAAAGGGTTGTGGCAGTCACCGCAGATGGTGCTACCTGTCCTAATACTTTGTATGTTGTTGGCATTATTCTCCCTTTTTACATTCCGCCGAGCATTAAAATGTCAGGCATTGCTGTTGCCGCTGTTCCTTCAGTACCTTGAGTACCTGTCACGCCCTGAGTACCAACTATGCCTTGTAAGCCAGTTGTTCCCTGAACCTGAATACCTTGAGTACCTTGAACGCCCTGCGCGCCTTGCGTACCAATAGTACCTTGAATTCCATTTAGACCTTGAACTCCTTGAGTGCCTTGCGATCCAATCGCACCTTGAGTTCCAGTTGATCCTTGTACACCTTGAGATCCAATAGTTCCTTGAGAACCTGTTAAACCTTGTGCGCCAGTTAAACCTTGAACACCTGTTGTTCCTTGAACGCCTTGCGCACCCTGCGCACCAATTGCTCCTTGTGTTCCAGTTTCACCTTGAACACCCTGCATACCAGTTGCGCCCTGAGATCCAGTTGCACCTTGAGAACCAATTAAACCTTGAGTACCTTGCGCACCATTAGTTCCGCTAGTTCCTTGAGATCCTGTTGTTCCTTGAGATCCGTTTAATCCATTTGTTCCTTGAGATCCAACTAATCCTTGAACACCTTGCGTTCCTTGACTACCAGTTAAACCTTGAGTACCAGTAGCGCCTTGAGATCCAGTTGAACCTTGAACCCCTTGAGTACCCTGAATTCCCTCTGTACCCTGCGTTCCGTCATGGCCCTGAATTCCCTCTAAGCCCTGAGTTCCAGTAGTTCCCTGAATTCCGTCTAAGCCTTGAGAGCCAGTTTCTCCTTGCGCACCTGTTATGCCTTGTACGCCGCGTGTTCCTTGAGTTCCATTTAACCCTTGAGAACCTGTCTCACCTTGAATTCCAGTAAAGCCTTGAGAACCTTCAAGTCCTTGCAAGCCTTCAATGCCCTGTGTTCCAGTCTGACCCTGAGCGCCAACTAATCCTTGAGTTCCAGTTGTACCCTGTAAACCTTCAGTTCCCTGAACGCCTTGCAAACCTTGAGTTCCTTGACCGCCAACAGTTCCCTGCGCGCCAGTAGTTCCTTGCACACCAACGCTTTGTGTAATAAGAGAAATGTTATGACCATTTGCAAAACCTGTTGTGCCTGTTCCACTTGATGTTAAAAGTGTTACAGGGTAAGTCCAATAATCATTAGGAACGGTTGTAGGTGTGCCGTTTACTTGCCATTCTTGATAATTAGTGGAGTTATTTCTATCTTGAATAAAGAAAATGTCACCGTTTTTAATGTTTGCTAACAACACATCTATGTCCACATTTGGCGCTGTTAAATGAGATACATAAATGTTTGTTGCAAGAATTAGTACAGCGTTATTCCATTTAATGTCACCAGCATTAGGTGGTGGTGTTTGTGAGTTAGTTCTTGCTTGATAATCAAAAATAGATGATGATGTACCGCTTGCACCAGTATTACCTTGCACACCTTGAATACCATCTAAGCCCTGAACACCCTGGCTACCAATAATTCCTTGAACGCCCTCAATGCCTTGCGTTCCATCAGTTCCTTGAATTCCATCAAGACCTTGTGATCCAACTGTGCCTTGAATTCCAGTAACACCTTGCGCACCCTCAAGGCCTTGCAAACCCTCAATACCTTGCGCGCCAATAGCACTTTGAATTCCCTGTGTTCCTTGTGCGCCTTCTAAACCTTGCGTACCGTCAAAGCCCTGCAAACCAGTTTCACCTTGTATGCCTGTTATGCCCTGAGAACCTGTAATTCCTTGTAAGCCCTCAATACCTTGAGTGCCATCATGTCCTTGAATTCCTTGTGTGCCTTGCGCACCCTCTGTACCTTGAATTCCATCAGTACCCTGCGCTCCAACAAGTCCTTGTAAACCTTCTAAACCTTGAGCGCCAGTTTCTCCTTGCACACCAGTTGTACCTTGTGCGCCTTCAGATCCTTGAACACCTTGCACACCTTCTACGCCTTGTGTTCCCTGTGTTCCGTCAAAACCTTGAACGCCTTGAGCGCCCTCTAATCCCTGCAAGCCATCTAAGCCTTGTGTTCCTTGTGTTCCGTCAAAGCCTTGCAAACCTTCATGGCCTTGAATACCAATTAAACCTTGAGCGCCTTCAACTCCTTGAGTACCTTCAATTCCTTGTGCGCCAGTTTCGCCCTGCGCACCAACAGTTCCTTGAATACCGTCAGTTCCCTGAATACCTTGCAAACCTTCAACACCTTGAATTCCATCAAAGCCCTGTGTTCCTGTTGCGCCTTGTATGCCTTCAATGCCCTGAATTCCCTCAAGTCCTTGAGTACCAGTTGCGCCCTGCGCTCCATCAAAACCTTGAATACCGTCTAAGCCCTGTGATCCATCTGTTCCTTGTACACCTTGTAAACCTTCAACGCCCTGCATACCTTCTGCGCCCTGGATACCGTCAAATCCTTGCGCGCCAGTTGTGCCTTGTACTCCTTGCAATCCATCTGCGCCTTGAATTCCATCAAGCCCCTGTGTTCCGTCTAAACCTTGCGCGCCAATTAAACCTTGTGTGCCTTGTGCTTGATTAAAGCCACCACCCTGAATACCTTGTGGGCCTTGTACGCCTTGTGCAACTGCCCCACCTGATAAACCTTGAACACCTTGAATACCTTGTTGCCCAACAGGGCCAGGTGTAACAACAATGACATTAGGTGTTCCAACAGGATTTGGATTGTTAAGAAAACTGTTTGGGTTGTATGTCATCTTGTCACCTCTGCATTTACATTGATCTCACCTTGAACAATGCGTGTTCTCACATTGCTTGATGAAGTTATCTCTAGGTCATAGTAATACGGCCCTGCAATTACTGCGCCTGTTTGTTGCGCTGTTGCATGTACTGCAATTATGCCACTAGGCCCATCAATTGTAATGCCTGTTGTTGTATCAAGCGTTAAAACTGCAATAGTGTCATTAGGTAGCGAGCGCAATTGCATGCGGGCTGTGTAGTTAGTTAAATCAACTGCACTGAGCGCTGTACCACCTTGTAAGTACAAGCCAGTTGCAGGATTAGTAACTGTGAACTGTGTTGTTGTGCGTGAAACAATTGTTACATTGCCTAAGTTGTATTGGCTAGGCAAAATGCCCTCAATGTAAACAGTCTGCCCTGCGCTAAATCCGTTATCTGCGGTAAATGTGACGGTAGTACCATTACCTACCGCATTAGTAATTGTTGCAGGTTGTGAATACAAGAAATTGCGATACCAGTCAGAGCCTTGATCAATTATTGTGTTGTAATTGTCAGCCATTATGCTCCTTGTGCCACCTCAGACTTTGGAGCAATCATAGCGGTATTGCATGCTGAACAATGTGTAAATGATTTAGGCATTGGTAGGCCGCACTTAGGGCAATGGTTAGCAATGGCGTTAAAGTAATTACTGACTGTAACTTTTCCTAATAGATCGCTAAAACCCTGAACCATTGCATCAATGCGGTCAGGTGAGTTGTTGTCATCTGTAGTCCAGGTACACATCTGATCTTCTAATTCTGCAAATTCGCCAATGTGATGAATACGGCCCTGCTCATACATAGCCGCTACTGGCTCTGCTCTAAGTTTCTTACCAATGTGCGCTCTGACTTCTCTAATCGGTAATGTTGGGCGCACTTGCTTTAGCACTGCACCCACCATGTCACCGCCCTGGTTTACTTCAACCAACACTGCATCTGCTTTGTAAGCATCAAATAGTTCTACGGTTTTATTTGCCCACTGCAAAGGTGATCCTCTAAATGAGTAATCTCCCAGGACATAACCCTGTCCATCTGAGGTAGATCCACACACAATAATTCCTGTTTCATCTGAGCGCTCGCTATTTGTTACCGCAGGATCAACGCTTACAACAATCCTTGCCATTGGTGGGGCTTTCTCAATGCGGCTACGGTCAATCAAACCTCTAGTCCACAATGCGCCTTCAACATCATCAAGGATTTCTCCATAGAGTTCTTGCCTACCCAGTCTTGTGCCGTTGTAACGGGCTTGTAACTCCATCAATGCGCTAGGGGCTAGGTTTGCCGCGTTATCAAATGTGCTTCCCCTGGTAATGACTACAGAACCATCTGTACGGCCTGCAAGCATGCGTAACAGGGCTGTAGAGCGCGGTGTGGTGGTAACAATGACCCGTGGCTTTTTACCCAGGCGCAAACCAAACTGCAACTGATCCCATGCGTCCTGATAACGCCATGCACCTAATTCATCACACCAAGCGCCATGATGCTGTGGGCCTCTAAAGCGCTCAGGGTTATCTGCGGAAAATAATTTTATGCGGCTACCGTTCTTGAGCAGGATCTCACCGATAGAACGGTTGTAGTTCTCCATCATGTGATACCGCTGAAGTATGGCAACAATGCCTGACTCACCTTCAGCGCATGTATCTCTAGCATCAGAGAAAGTAGGAGCAACAACAGCCCAACGCGTAGCAGGTTGCAAGATTGCTTGCCAGGCTATTTCTTCTGCGCCTAATCTTGTTTTGCCAAATCCACGGCCTGCCATTGCAAGCCAAATGTTCCAATCACCTTCAGGCGGTAGTTGTTCCTTCCGCGCCAGTTTGTTCTTCCACACCCAACGGCTTGCCTTGATCCGTGAGTTCAGTGATGGTTGGAATGTCAGTTGCGGTTGCGATTGATCCTGCCTCAATGAGTCTTGCGACTCGCTCAACTTCTGCGTCCAGGTCTGATCCGTCATAAGTAACCACCTCTGCTTGAACCTTTATTGGCGCGTCTAGTCCTAATAACTTTGCGCGTTTATCAATTACGCGTAAAACAAAATCTGCCGCTCTAAGATTGCCAGCCACCGCAGGTTGCCAATAGGTGCGCTGTAAACTATCTAAGCGATCCAGTTCCAGTTCACGGTGTTCCTCAATAGCCGCAACAGGGTGACGCATCAGCGCTCGCTTGTAAGCCTTAACGACTCCTGCAATGCTCATGTCCACCATAGTTGCTATCTCACGCCACACATAACCTTCATGGCGCAACTCAATTATGGTTGTCTCTTTTTCTACTAATTCTTGCTTAATTTCTACCATAATGTGTTCATGTTAATGTTTGAAAAAGTTTCCTGCAAGTTGAAAGAACAAAACCCACACTCATCAGAATGTGGGTTGTGTCCAGCACTCAATCCCCACGGTGGGGATCAGTACGCGTAACTTATCTAACTCCTAGCGACATTGCAACTACTGCAATGAATAGGCTTAGGACTATAAAAAGCATTACTCCGTCATAAGGTGTGTTGTTCATGGCTTACCTGTTCTTACTAAATTTAAGCGCGCATCAAGTAATTCATCAAGTTGTTCTGAGAGCATCTCTTTTTTGCGCCAATCCATGCGGTTTCCGTATTCGTCAGTTTTGAGCATTGCGTAAACATGGCTCAGACATTCATCTATC